CCGCCCTCGCGAGCGGCCTAGGCTCCGCGCGTACGCCCCGCCCTCGGCCGGTTGGAGCCCTAAGCGCGGGTAGGGTAGCGGGTAGGCCCTCCAACCTGCGTCCGCGGCCCGGACGCGGCGCCGATCCCCTGCTTGCGACGGCCGGCGTACCGTACCACGAGGCAAGGGACCGACTAGCCCATCTCCGGAAGCGTCTCACTCAGTAGATCTCTACCGATAGATATCCAAGCGGTGGAAGACGTGTTGAAGTCGAGCCGCCTGGTTCTCGGCGTCAGCCATCGCGTCATGCGGGCTCCGGTTCTGCTCTCGGATCGCTGTTAGCTCCTCTTCAAGCTCCGGCTTGAGCTCTGCGGCGACGCTTAGAAGCGTTGTCATATCCCGCTCCTGCGTAAAGTTGATCGGGAAGGGCTGATGGTATTTCGCGTAGAGGCTGCGGAGGTGCCCGTAGTCGTAGCGTGCCGGAAAGCCCCAGCAGTATCGGGGCTTATTCATTCCGATGAATGAGGAGAAGGCCGCCGGGAACTCCCACGGAAGCATAGCCCCTGAGAACGCCGCCACCTGGATGAGGTGGGGCTGGTCCTTCCAGAACTTGTACGTAGACTCCGACCGTGTCCCCGGAGTCCAGATCGGATCTAGGGGATAGAGTGCTTTGTCGATAGTCTGGTATCGGTCGAATATGACCGCGGCGACGGTGATGACGCCGGCCTCGGCCGACGGGTCTACGTCGAGCGCCTCGATATCGACTGATAGATGGATAGATGAATTTTCACGTGGCATTTTCTATTCTCCAAAAAGGGAGGCGGCCGAAGCCGCCCCCAAGACCCACATCTCCTCCCCGCTAACTCGCTGGGATCAGCGCGCCCGACTCGAGCATCCGCGTGATCGGCGTAGTGCTATCGGACCCGTTCAGTACGGCCTGCTTGAGGTCGCCCTTTCGGAAGGCGTCCTTGCCATACTTCTTGACGATCTTCCGGTGGAGCTTGATTAGCGTCGGCGGGCCTTCCGGCTCCGGCCCGACCTTGATTTGGAGGTTCGCGTTGTATCTTTGCCGCCGAACCTTCCTCCTAGTGGACGGTGCCTTTCGCGCTCTCGGTCGCCGTTGCGGTGCTTCGTCTTCGGCTATGCCCACGTCGAGACTGAGCCCGAACCGCTTTGTGGCGGCGACTAGCGCCTTGAACTCGTCCATGGTTTCTACTTTTATGATTACCTGTAGCATGTCTTCCTCCGGAGATGTGGTTGATTCTAACGAGACCTGTTTCTAGTGCGTCTAGGCGAGTCAGGAACAGGTTTAACCTGCCCCGCCGGTGCTCTCTCCATTCGTCGCTCCGGTCTGCGGACGTAGTACGGACGCTCGAGTAGCACGCGCTACAGAGCCCAAGCGATCCGTCAGAGTCCTTCTCACAGCCCTGCATCCAGCAGGTACCGGACGACGTGCGTCTACGCGGTTTCCTCTTCATCTCTTTGCCTTTTTAAGTGACTTCATGACCTTCCGCAGAGCCGACTCGTCCACGTAGGGAGCCTTACAGCCCTGAGACCGTAGCCAGCGTCGGAGTTTGGGAGTCTCCAAGCCCCACTCGTTCGCTAGTCTTATGATTACTTCGGCTCCGGCGGTCTTCAACGGAGCCTTGAGCGGCGCAGTTGCCAGCTTCTTCGGCGGGGGAGGAGCAGGGATCTCGACTCTCTTGCCTTTCTTCCCTTTCGGGTTGAGTAGAGCGTCGATTAGCTCACGAGCCTCCGAAGTCATAACCCGCCCGGAATCCACGAGACGTTTGAGAAAACGCTCGACTGGATAGGGAGTAGCCGGGCCCCACGGGCCAGGTACCGGGTTTGACTTGTTTACGATCTCAAGCGGTAGATCTACGGTGCCAATTCCCTCCTCGGTGATAAGGATACATCGAGCGTTCTTTTCCCGACGGACACAAAGCGCGGGCTTGTTCCCGTACCAGCCATGCTTCGGGTGTCTGTCCGTCGGGATATAACGGACATCGGTGACTTCCATCGGCCCCCTCCCTTTCAGGAGGAGACTTCATGCGGACCCTTGCGATCCCCTCTCAGTGCTCGCCGCGCCTCGTCCCTGATAAGCGGGGAGTCGCCTGCGAGGGGCTCCTCCGTGGCCTTCTCTTCACTCGGGAACCCGTGATACCTGAGAGCCTCGACCGACTTCTCGATGGCGTCGATCTCGTCGAACAGGTGGTTACGGGCGGGGTCCAGAGGAAGTAGCTCCCGCAGGGCGGTGATGTGCTTCCCGATCCGCTTCAGACGGCGGACATACTCTTTGCGTTCTCTCTTCGACATTCTCTTCTCCCTTCACAGCGGCCGAGACGTTCGGCCGGTACGATTATTATACGCGAAGTGTCGACACCAGGTCACGCATTTTTCACGCGGTTAAGTCGCCGGATAGGAGTATTCTCCCGTGCCTTCGACGGCGATCCGAGTGACTAGTACCGCGACACGGAGAAGATTGCGATGAATCTCGGCGGGGGCGGGAGTCCTGTTTCTCGTATGGGATACGAGCTTGGATCCGACGTTGCCGATCTCCTGGACCAGCTCGGCGAATAGATGGTCCTCGGCGAATTCATCGGATTCGTAGAGCGAAGCTACCTCCCTGAGAAACTGTTGATGCTCATCCTTGAGACGACTCTCGGCCTTCTCGCTGACGTCTGTGCAGAGGCAGAGATCAACGGTTACTCCGCACTCGGTGCAGCGAAGCTTTCCGCCGTGATCGAGAAAATTACAAACTCTAATGTCCATAGTCTCCCTCCAATACTTTTTTGATTCGTTTGATATGAGCGCCGGGGTTGCCGGCGTCAACCGTAAGAGCTGAGAAGAATCGCAGACGGTGAACCGGCGCTGCGTTGAAGAAACTCGCGAACTTGCCAGGGATGAAATAGATCTCGCGGGCGTGGCGGGCGAGGATCAGGACGAGACCTCGATATTTGATCTCTTCAGTGATCCATCGAATTTGGGATCTGTGGAGCCCGACCTTGTCGTTGGGGAAGGGGATGTCGGCGTTGGGGTGTCGAGAGTCTTTGAGCTCGATCCAGCCTCCGCAGGACTTGAGTCGGTAGTACACGTCAGGAGTTCCTGGTCCGGCTTCTCCATTCTCGACTCGGGTGTATTTTCCTTGAGGGAAGTAAGGTCTAATCCAGGACCACAGATTTGATTCCGACATTTGTTGAATTCCGGTTCGATTAGCGCCGCCGCGATGCAGCGCTTGGTTTCCATCATCGATCGCGCAAGTGCTCGAGACATCTGGTCGGCGATGTCGAGGTACTCGGTTGTAGTGAGCTGACGGAATGTATGACTGTACGTGCGATAGACGTAGGTCGCTGTTTCTTCGAGGGCAGGCAAAGGAACAGCCGTCGCGATGACGGCCGCTCCTGCTTGCCGGAAGAAGTCTCGACGGTTCACTCAGGCCGCGAGTCGGATTTCTTCATCCTCTTCTTCCTCATCCTCATCGTCGTCGGGGATGGGGAGGGGCGTCTCGGCGAGGATCTTGTGAACGCCGTCGAGGGACTCTTTCAGCAGTCGCCGGAGGACTTCGTGATAGGTGGGGTAGTCCAGGCTTTCTCGTTGTTCTTCTTGTTGACGCTTTTTCTCGGCCGCAGTCACGGCGGCCAAGAGATGCAGGGGAATATCGACGCACATGGGAAATCTCCTGAAAGGGAAGCGCGCCGCGGTGTTCTCACCGGCGGGTAGCAGTTCACTCGGCTGCTACGGAACGGTGCCCCGCGCTTCGTTGTTGATCAGAGACCGATCGCCTTCCGCGCCTCCTTCAGCGCCTTGGAGCCTTCCCTCCAGCGCCATCGGCCGCCTTCGGGCTTCTCCAGCTCGGCTTCACGGAGCTTGACGCGCGCCGACTGAGCGTTGATCTCGGCCTCCTCGGCGAGCTGCTCGACGGTCACGTAGTCGTCATCGTCGTCGCCCTTCGACTTGGCCTTCGACTTGGGAGCGGCCTTCTTGCCCTTCTTGGCCTTGGGGGCCTCGTCTTCCTCCTCCTCGTCGCCGTCGGTGTCGTCATCGGCCTCGGTATCTTCGACTTGCTTTTTGGACTTTTTCGCCATGGTTCTCTCCTTTTTGGCTTTTTGTGGAACAACCCGCGGCTCAGGCAGCGGCTTTAAAAGCTCTGCCTTGATGCCCTCGAGTACTTGAGAAAGCTTTTTCATGTCTCCGTTTCCTATACTTGTCGATGACCATTCGGATCAGGTTTCGTTTCCTTCGTACTGATTCGTAGATCTGCTCGTCGATACTGTCGTTCGCGATCAGGTATATGTAGTTTACTCTGGTACTCTCGAATTTCAGGATACGGAACTTAGCCTGTTCGTGAGAGATGTTAGAGTAGTCCCAGCTATACATGATGAACGTATCGGCCATCGCTAGATCGATAGCTTCACCGGACCGAATCTGGAGAATGACGGTATCGGTATTGAACCGGCCGTCGAAGTACTCGCCCCCGGCGACCATTCTCCAGGACCTGCCCAGCTTTTCCAACCTCCTGCCAATCCGTTCGATCTCGTGTCTGTACTGGACGCATATAACAAGCTTCTTGCGAAGTGGATACCCTTTTACGACTTTGGTCAATTCTAATAGCTTTTCGCGTCCAACAGGAATGATGGTTTTGAATATTTTCGGCCGCCCCGACCGAGTAAGTACGGGGAGCCCTTCCCGGTCGAATATCTGTTCCGTATGGATCAGGTAGCCGCCGGTGAGCTGTTGGAGCTTCGAAACTAGCGTCACAGTCATCGGCGTACTGACTTTCTTGCGTCGTACCTCCGTCTTAAGCTCTGTTAGGAGGTCGTTGTAGACTCGTCGGCTCTCCGGAGCTAGATCGAACCGAACAACGCGCCTCCTGACGATATAGGGCCGCCTCCCGGCCTTCGCCTGCGCCTCCCGTAGGGTAACTCGATAGCTGTACTTATGGATGATCTTCTTGAACCGTTTACTGTTCCGATAGCCGACGATCTTGTTGTAGAACTTCCCATGCTTTCCCTTGGACTTCTCGAGCTTCAAGTAAATGTCGGAGTACTCTTCCCAGGTATCCTCGAGAACACCCGGCTCGACAAAATCCATAATCGCCCAAGCGTCTTCACGGACTTTGTCGAACGGAGTGCCGGTCAGAAGAAGTCGCCAGTAGGAGTGCTTACCGATACTCCGAAGCATCGTAGACTGAAGCGATCCTCGACCCTTGATCCTGTGCCCCTCGTCCACGACGAGTAGGATCTTCTTGCCGGCCCAGGTCTTGCGAAACCGATTACGCCACCAGCGACGATCCTTGGCGGAGCGACAGATGGCCTCGTAGTGAACGAACGCTTTCTCGCACTTCCAGTCGAATCGAATATGCTCGGCGACCTGCTCCCTCCAAACTCTGAGAGCTTTCTTCGGACACACAATAACGAGAACATCGGGCTTGTGGTGATCGGCTACTGCGAGGGAAAGCAGAGTCTTTCCGGTTCTCTGCTCTGCGAAAAACGCGAAGCCCCTTCGAGGGAGTGCCCTCTCCAGGGCTTCACGCTGATCTAACCGAAGCTCGGTCAGAAGCACGGAACTACGCCTGGATCTCGTCCGGGCTCAGTTCCCACTCCTCACCCTTGTTGTCCTCGACGAACACGGCGTCGTCGTCGATCGAGGTAATGACCCCGGACTTGACTCGGCCCTTGTTGTCTTCGAACTTGACCTTCATGCCGGCGCGGAGTTTCTTCGCGGACTTGCCCTTCTTCTTGGGCGGCTCGTCCTCATCCTCGTCTTCCTCCTCGTCGTCATCGTCATCTTCGTCGTCTTCGTCCTCTTCCTCGTCATCTTCATCCTCGTCTTCGTCGTCATCCTTGGCGGCGCGCTTGGACTTGCCCTTCTTGGGCTTCTCCTCTTCCTCCTCCTCTTCTTCATCCTCCTCTTCATCCTCGTCATCCTCCTCCTCGGAGTCCTCGTCCTCACCGGTATGGGTCCCGGCCGGCGCGAAGCTGACGACCTTCGGATGCTGACGACCCTCATACTCCTCGTTCACGAGTTCGACATCGAACTCCAGATCGATCAGATCGTCGGTGGAGATATCCATATCGTCCTCCCCGATCTCGTGGCCCGCGGCCTCGAGCAGCGATCGGAGCTTCCAGAGAGCGTTCTGGGTGATGACGAGATTGTCCCAGACCTTCGCTTTCTCCTTGCCCCGCGTCGCTTCGATGACGATCTTGAACATCTCGTTCCCCGAAGACTCGGCCGTGGTCAGCTCGGCATCGACGATGCGACCCGCCGCCCAGCCGTCTGAGATCGATCGACCGCCGGACTCGACGCCCTCGAAGTTGACTGAGACTGAGCCCTTTTTCTTCTTGCCCTTAGCGGACTTTGAACTTCTTGCCATTCCTCTTCTCCTTCTTCACAGTACTGTTTTTAAGGTCCTTACCCGACTCAATCGCGATGAGCTTCTGGTAAGATGGATCGACGATGTACTCCGGAATCTTTCCAGCATCCGGAGGCCGTCGAATCTTGGTGGTGTAGATCGAGTGAGGCCCGATCCGCATCCGATACTCAGGTATAACGATGGTCTTTCCCTTCGCGTTCTTCTCCTTGGTAGCTCCGATGTAACAGTGCCCGATAACGTCGCATGCTCCCTCCACGAAGGAGCCGATCGAGGGCATGACTCGGGCGCCTACGCTTGGATCGATCTCGCCCTCCTCGGCCTCGGAGTCGAATGCCCGCTCGTGGGCGATGAAGACGACGTTGTAGAGGTCGGACAGCTCCCGGTAATTCTGAAGCCAAGTCTTCATGTCGCCGGAGAGCTTACCAAACTTCTTGAACCCCTGAAAGGGTTCGTCGTCGTCCATTCGGAAGTGCTCCCTAACGGCGCGCATACAAAGATCCTGGAGCCCCGTAATCTGATCGAGGACGATAGATCCAAACTCCTGGCCGTCGCGTAGCCACCAGTAGAGGTCTATGAAATCGTCCCACTCTCGGATCTTCGCGAACTTCAGACCTGCGACTTTCCGGACGGTCTTGAGTCCCTTTTCGTTGTTGATATCGAGGAACAGGACGGGACCTGGGAACGTCGCGGCTGTCTTTGTCTTACCTCGGCCGGACTTACCGTAGATAAGCGCAACGATGTTCTCCTGAAGATCTTCGACCTTCTTGATTCCTCGGACCACGGCGGGAAGCTGTTTAGGCTTGGACCGCTTCGTCGAGCGTGTCGAAATTTTCGCCATTCATGTAACTCCTGCTTTCGCCTTGTTCTCTGACCTGGTAATCTCTCTTGCGAACGAACTTCGCATCAAGCCCCCTAACCTCTGCCTCGCAGAGCGCTCGGAATTCACACCCGCTGCAGTTGAACCCGCTCATGGACCGCGGAGTGATACCAGCTTGGTTGAGAGCATGCGTCATGACTGCCGTCGCGCGTGCGTCCTCGACGACTTTCTCAATCAGACCTTTGGGCGGCGCTGGTAGACGGACACGTTCAAAGAACGTCCGCTCCTTTCCTTCCAGGGTCTTGAGAAAGCCTCGATATGGTTTCTCGCTGAGACCGTTTTCTCGAATTGCCTTGCGGTAGGTGTGGGCATCGGTATCGATGTTCGCTCGCTTCGTGAGTTCCCCGTTCTTCAGGACTTCGGGAATCGTCGGCGCCTTCATTCGGCCGTAGTCCCAGATGATGC